ACATATCATTAAACATATTTGAGAATCTCTTTCTCAAACGACCAACAAACTTAGTAAACTTGAGTTCATCTCTCAGAATCTCAGAAGATCTCCCCAAGTTAAACCCACCTTCTCCATCCATTCTTGATGGGGGAACATTAAGCGAACGGTAGAGTTTCTTCTTAAAGTATTCAATATCAGTGATTTCTCCAAGGTTTTGTCCACCTGGGAGTGTTGAAATTTCTGTTCCTCTTCCACCTTCCCTCCTAGGCAGCCAGAAATCTTCTAGCATTGCCATATATTTTTTATCATCACGAATCTCACCAGTATTTGCATCATATACAAGTTTATTGCGATAACGTGTCATAACGTCACGCAGATATTGTTCTGCCTTAACTTTGGGAAGATTACCAACGTCAATGTAGAAAATACGACGTTCTGGTGCTCTGGATAATCTATAAATGACAAGACTGTCCTCAATCATACGAAGTTGATTGAGAGATTTAATTGCTTTGTGTAGATATGAAAGAGTATTTCCTTTATTTCTATCTACAAGACCTGATGTGCAATAAGTGACTGCATCTTTCGCAATCTTAATTCCTTGCGATGCTCCACTTTGCATTGGATTGCCAGTTGGATAAACTGACTTTGGATTGTAGATAAAGTATTCCTCAATCTCAGGGAAGTCATAATCCATAGGATTATCACTCTTAATTGCCTGATTAAAAGTTTTATTTTTTTCGTTTGGATCTTTTTTCTGCTGTCTTATATGACGCATTTTCATTGCATCAATATAACGCAGTTCCTGAATACCTTCATGAGGATTCTTCAGGTCAATAATTTTATGATAATAAATGCGTCCATCAATATACCAGTTACGATAAATTTCATGAGCCTTCTTATCAAAATCCAATAAATCTAAGATGTGCTTAAATTCTTTACGAATTTTGGTTTTAATACCATCACTAGCATTGAGATTTGACAGTTCAATTTCTACAGGACTGTCGTTTGAATCAGAAACAACGGCTTCATTAACAATATCTTCAATAGCACTATCCGTTTCAGGATGAAGTGCCATTTCGCGATATCGTTTGATCAATTCAAATTCAGTTCTATAGACACCTTCGATGTCTACATAAGAACCAAAAAAACCACTACTCATGTAGTGGTCACTCCCATCCTCATTATTAGGAGGAACGGGAGAGACTGCTCCAGGAGATAGTGGTTCGTTATCCTCAATAGAGAACCCAAATAACTTGGTCATGATTTATATTTCTGAATTAATCTCTCTACTATTTATTAGCCGTTAGGTGACCCTGCTCCGGTGACATTGATTGACTGTACCTGGAAGGTAACAGTGAATTCTTCAATGGCATCGGTGGAATCATATGAAAGATCAATCGTAGAAACCTCTGTTGGCCAGAGATCAATGAATTCATACTCTTTCAGAACTACGTTTGTACTGCCAGAGTTATCCTTACTGCTTGCAACAGATCCTCTACCAAGTTGGAATACCTTAGCATTGACCATGTAAGCAGATGGATCAGTAGCGCCAATGTTATTATCTAACTTAGCGATAAGTTCTGACCATGCCTCAAAAGCATTTCTGAGTCTGAAGTCTTCATCATTAATGATGGTTACAGTCCAGGTATCGATGGTTCTGTCACCAGCAACTTTGAATGTTCTTCCTCTAAAGGGAACATCGATTGATGCTACGTTTTGAGCAGGCATTTGAGCCGCTTTACACATGAATCTGAAGTTATCAGCATCCCAGTCAATACCACCTGGGAAAGCTGGTAGTTCTACTTCAAATAGATTGGGGCGGGCGCCGCCCCCAATCAGTGCTGATTTAAATTGAGAAATAGTCTTGTTTTCTCTTGAAGTTGCCATTGTTTAAATCCTCCTTTTGTTATTTAGATAATGTTATCAAACTCTACCTGCTACTTCTTCAAATGAGACGCCAGTTCTAGTAGCAACAAACGTCAACGTGACGTAGTTGATAGACTTGGCAGGTTTCAGGAAGATGTCTGCTCTGAATTCATTATTATCAATAACATCAGGAGTGTTGTTTGTAGTGTCACAAACAACGAGGAATCCATAAATTCCTCTCTTCGCCTGAACATCACGTAGATATGGTTCAACGATGTTTCTGAAGTTTGCTCTCGTTAACTCATCATTGAGTTCAAAGAGTTGAGCCTGTGCTGCTCTTTCAAGTGCTTGCTCAACAGTGAGGAACAAGCGACGAACGTTGATTCTGTCAAATGCGGATGCATATCCGAGTGCGGTCTTATCACCAAAGAGAATAGTTCCAATACCAGGTGAAGTGATGATTGAGTTAATTCTCTGAGGATAGAGACGATCTCTTTGTGCTTTGTTTGGATTGTATGCAAGTTTGACTACATTATTAATAACACCACGTTGCTGACCTGCAGGTGAGAACCAAGGATAAGCAACAATGTTGGTGCGAGTCATTAGACCTGCAACGTCTGCGTTACATGGAATGTAACGGAACTTGTTGTTGAATCTGTCATAAGTGTACTTATATCCACTGTCAAAGACTGCATAAGAAGAAGATGACAATGAACTGAAGTAGCTGACTAGACTATCAGTCTGAGTGTTTGCGTTAGTTACGCCTACCAGATCTGCTCTGTGTGGTCCAACTGTAGCAACACAATCCTTTCTCTCATTTGCAACGGAGATTACATAATTCGCTTTTGCTTGCGAATCTGCTAATGTTGCACCACCAGGTCCCATGATGATGTAATCGACTTCGATTTCATCTTTGTTGCTGAACTTACCATAAGAGGTGATCAAGTCTCCAAGAGCTGCGGTCATACCACCGTTCGCGGAGTAGTCAACACCACCTGTTAGTGTGTAAGTTACGTTACCAATTGCATTGTAGGTTACGCCCTGTGCATCTAGACCCCATAGACCATCTGCTGTTGATACAGGAGTGAAGTCTGCAGAGAATCCAGTTGCTCTAGGAACAGTGCCAAAATAAGCATCTGCAGCCTGACCAGGATTTCCACCAGCAAAGATGTTCTCTGAAAGATCTGCAAGATAATCCTTGTAGAAAGTCTTCTGAGGAGAATTTACAGCAGAAACTGCATCCTTTGCCTTAGAAATACCAACGTGCTTCTCAAGGATGTTACCCTTGATTCCAGTGATTGTTCCTAGATCATCAACAACGACAACGTGCATTGCATCGTTCTTACCTTGTCTTTCGGTAACGTAAGCGTTGCTAGTTGGTTTTGGAGCAATAGACTTCCAATAGATTGTTGAGTTTGTCAATCCAAGAGTCTGCTGATCATACCAGTCAACTGCAGTTGCTACTGTTTGATCTGTTCCTTCTTGAGTTCCACTTGAGTTGATGAACTGGATTGTATCTGCAGCAGCAAATGCAGCAAATGAAGTTCCTTCTGCATAGTCAATCTTAGTTTCAGTACCTGCAGCAGAAACTCTGGATACAACCTTAACATCGATTGTACTTGCAGAGTTAGTTGCGTCTGTAGAAACACCAGTGATGATACCCTTTAGATATCCACTGAATCCAGCAGTAGTACCTGCACCAGGAATAACAACGTTGCTGAGTGCAACTGTTACACCGTATCCAACTGTAGCACCAACGCCAGCAAGACTGACAGTGGTAATACCAATTGTCTGGTCTGCTACATCGTCAATGGTGCAAACCTTCATGCTGTTAGCCCAAGAACCAGGGTTCTTTGCAGCATAGGTGTAATCTGTTGCTTCGCTATGGTTAGTTTGATAATCGTCGTAGTTATCGATTCTACCGTTACCTGTCATGGTAGTAGATGCGGTACCGACACCTGCATTTGCGTTTGCAAGGGTATCGCCAGCAGTTCTAACTACCTTAAGGACTCCACCATATGATAGGTATGAAGCAGCACTCATCCAGTACTCATACTGAGCATCGGTGGATAGTGGCTTACCAAATACTTTGATTAGATCTGCTTCATTGGTAACATCGATTGGGAAATCTACAGGACCAATTTCAAAAGGACCTGCGATTGCACCGATGTTATCCAGTACATTATCAGCTCTTCCTACTGTAAGGTCAACCTCCCTTGTCAATACTCCAGGAGATAATTGAGGAGTCGCCATGTTTTGTTCTCCGTGTCTCAGT